GGGATCAGCCTCATATGCGGTGGTAGAACGGAAAGGAAGCGGACGCAAAAGAGGAAGAAGGCCAAGGACCGAAGACATTGGATGGTAACTCAATCATTCGATGCCATCGCGTGCGCATGGAAGCTGGTACATGGGGAACCGAAGAGAAGAGGGATCAAGAACCTGTGCAAGGTCGCACTATTCTTGAAATTCCTCACTCAGATCGACTCCCGGTCCACAACCATGCTACGCGACTGGTGTCATGAGATACGCAGCCTAGCCTTAGATCCATCCAAAGGGCGAGGGAAGGAGGTTCAATTCCTTCCCACCCGGCCCACGACTCCAAAACGGCTGTTCATAGCATCGACGCTCTCGCGTGCTGTCTTCAGAGACACCACACACAAGAACGACGACGCAATCGCAGACGTCTGGAAATCCTGGACCAGCCCCCCGGAAGCATGTCATCCCTCTACCCTATCCAGCGTGTATGAATTCACATTCAAACTCGCTCGTCGGGCACAGAGGGACAAACACGCCTGGCCTCTCCCCCCACCGTCAACAAGTGCTTGCCTAGAGAGGACGATCAGGAACGGGGGGACCAGGAGGGCTATTGCAGGAGCACGGGAACTACGCGCGCTCCAGCAAAATTCACCTCCCGGACCAACCGAACCCGGGCCATGGGGGGTACCCTGCAACCATAAGCACGTTCACTACGCGTGCCAGGTCTGCAAGATGTACCTCGCATTGACCAGTCACCCTCTTCGACAAGCACCTGCTCCTCAACCTCCTCCTGGCTTGGATCTGAACGACCAGTTCCAAAACTTCCAAGACTGTCTCGACGCAGTCGTAGAAGGCCAGGTACCCGCCCTAAAGGCTCTACCGGTGAACGAGATGGGAGGGAAAACAAGGATTGCTTCAATACATCCTTGCGAACTCTCACACCTCGCGCGGATCTTCAACCGACGCCTCATCCCGATACTGACCAAGATGAAGGCCCACCAGTGGACCCTTTGGGGCAAGCCCGTCAACATCCGAGGGAGTAAAGACTCACGCCTGTATAGCGCGGATCTGAGCAAGGCGACCGACAGGATCAGTCATAGCCTCGCACAGACGGTAGCCCGCGCCATCGCGGACGCCCAAGGATGGACGGAGAAGGAGAAGGAGGCATTCCAGATACTCACAGGACCACAAAGGGACCCTAAGACGAACAAACTCACAACAAATGGAATCCATATGGGACTCGGAACGTCATGGACGATCCTATCCATACTGAACTCTTATTGTGCAAGTGGTTCGCCCCACACATCCTACCAGATATGTGGGGATGACCTTATCGGGTTATGGACAGACGACCAGATACAGAGCTACGTACATCGGCTACGAGACATCCGCCTGGTCGCGAACCACGATAAGTCATTCTTAGGGGACCGAGGGGTTTACTGTGAGCAACTGGTTTGCATGACGGTGGAACACAAGACTTCCAAGATAGCCCGGTCCACGTCGCTGCTCAGGTTAGCAGAGGCCTCAGGAGCAAGACAGAAGTTTGGCATGACAGATGACATCCTGGCCCTCAAGGAAGGGCTCAGTCACCATGTCAACACCAAACTCCCGGCTCCTCTAAGGCAACTACTAACAAAGACACTCGAAACAGCGACAGTGAAGAAACTACCGAGGGGTCCTACAGCCCTCGGAGGGGATGGGCGGCCGCTACAATATACCCACAACCTTCTCCCGCATATCGCC